TGTGCGGATTTGGTGAACATCCCGGATTTTTATCTTCTTTTGGTGGCTGTCGTAAACTTCCACCGGATTGATGTGGTGGTATAATTCGTGAACGTGGCCTTGCCAAATGCAATCATAGCCTTCCATGAAACTCATCATGCGCTGGTCTTGAATTACCCCTTTTGTAACTATACCACCACCACCAAAGCCGTGATAGTATCGGAGTGTCCACTTCCTGCGATGGCTGTCGGCACTTAATTGGAATTTGAAATCAACCACCCCACCATAACCGCCAGCATGAATTTCGGCTCCGTGCGTTGTGTTGAATAGGTCAACAAATCTTTGAATTGGATCGGTTTCCAAAGCCTTCAAAATAGCGGTTTCGTGGTTGCCATAACCCACAACAAGAATGTGGTCTTTGTACGGGCCAAACCAATTAACCGCATCTTGGATAACCGCATCAATGTAGTTGGCTTTATTATGCTCCGGCAGGATGTCTTTCTTGCTGCGCCTTGGGTCGTACTTGCCCTGCATCATGCAGAATGTGTCCCCGTTTAGAATGATTTTTGCATCACGCTTTACGGCTTCGTCAAGGTGGTTTTTCAGCAGCACCCGGTCGCACTTGGGATTATCCCAGTGCAAGTCCGACAGCAGCAATAATTTGATTTCTTTTTCGCAGTACACAGCGTGCACATTGCGAGATACACGGGTTATTTGTTTGGGCATCTTAGTAGAATAGTACAAAAAAAGGGGATGAAATCATCCCCTATTTGAAAAATGTGTCAAAAAGTCAATCAAAGCCAATAGGCACGGCAATAAATAAAGTGAAATTCCTATGATATTTATGGCATCGGCTAACAAAGTGCAAGCGCAATTAAGTTTTGATTGTGTGAAATAACTGCGCCTGCACGACTGTTATGTACAAGTGGCGGGCTTGACCCATAGCATTGGAGGTGCTCCTCCCGTATACGGCTTCGTTCCCAAAGTACACCCGCCACCAGATACATAACAGCAAATATAAGAAATTGGGGATGTTGTTCCCCTTGAAAAGTCGGTTAATGTTTCGAGTTGTACACCTCTAACAAAAGTTGTTAGCCAAATTCCCCAACTTCTCATATTTGCAAACCGTTATCCGCAATCACATTATGCTGTGGTTTTAACATTATTGCAACAAGATAAGGTTGTTTTTTATAGGTAATCCCCATTTTGATGTGATTATCCGGTTAATGCAACGCCATTAAGTTCATCCTGCCATATACGTATGCGGAACCAATCATCAACGCTGGGCATATCGTCTTCCATTTGGCTGTAATCGTATGGCTGTGCTTCGATAACTTCCTGCTCAACGGGTTGCTGCCAGTTCTCAAATGATTTTGGGGTTTCACGTTTAGTCAGCATGGCTAATCTCCTTCAATGCAATGGTGTCACTTCCTGCAATATACTCGGCAGGCTTAACAATCTCACCGCCATCGGTTACGGGCATGATGTTCTTCTGCTCACTTTGGTAGGACCACTTCGCAAGGTGTTCAACGTGCAGCATTTTTTGTTTGAGTGCTGCCCATTCGTCTAAGTGGTCAAATTTCCACCGCCCGGCACCGGAACGGCATTGGATTTCAAATCCCATGTGCTGAAACGTTTTGCCATGCTTTTGCGCTTCGTTAATTGCCTGCTGCTGTATTTGTTCTTTGGCAGCTTTTATTTGCTTCTCAAGTCGCGCAAGGTGGCAGTACGCATCCAAAGCGGATGCGTTGCCTACCTCAACATCAAATAAAACTTTTACAATGTCCATTATAGCGTTATTTTAATTGCGCCCCACAAAATTGAAATCTCTTTTGCGGATGCTGGTTTAACAACTTGCTGTTTTGGCTGCCTTGTTTTTTTAGCAGGCAATCCCAACTGCAACTGCCCTTTCATTTTTTCTTTTTTTGCTTCATATTTTTTATATGAAACCCTTTGTATTTGTTTGTTTTTTTCAATCAATTTAATAGCATCTTCCATTGTAGGCTGCTTTGTCATAATTGAATAGCAATTTTTATCAGTGAATTTTAACAACTGACAAGCATTTTTACTCCTATTGCTTATTTGATGTTTACGAGATAGCTTTTGATCAGCCCTTGCGCCTTTGTAAATATCCGTAAGATATGCGTAAAATTTCGTTGGATTTGTTCTCATGGTTTTAAAATTATTACTTCCTTGAAATTGCCAGCGTTTACCCAGTCAACCAGTTTGCCGAGCTTGTCATGCGCCCAGTCAGGAATGAACTTGCCTTCGCATTCAACCATCACTTTGGGGTAGTCATAAAGGCAGCGGCCAAGTCCGAACTGAACGGCAGCCCGTTTCATTGCATCGGATATACCACCCTTTTCAGGTTCTATGTTGGTCTTGCTTGCACCATCTTCCCGGTAGATTGTGCGCTTGTCAATGGTCACTGATAAGCGGCAAATGAAGCCGTTGGTTATCTCCCGGAACTCACTTGTCCAATTGGCTGCTCCAAAGGCTGCATCAAAGCGTTGCATCACACAACGATTGTTGATGTACGGCACGACAATTAACTTGCCAGTGCTTGTCTGTGATTGCACTCTCCATTCGATTTCCGATGGCAGAATTGGTTCGGTTAAGATTTCGTTCATTTTTTGGTTGCTGCTTTTTGTAAAACTTCAATGAGTAACGGCAATGCCTCTTTTTCAATTACGATTGTTTTCCAATTCTTAATTGTTGGGCTCCATTTCTGAAACAAATAAACGGTGTCGCTGTTATCTTCCCAGTCAATGTTGTAGATAATGTCATTGTGTTCGAATTTGGCAGAATGGCTGCCGATGTGTGGTACTTTTGTCTTGGTTTCCATGTGTGCAAATATAGTATAGTTTTTTATATTAACAAATTTTTTGTGAGATTTTTTTTATCAGGTCATCGGTCAGCAGTTGCGCCTTGTAACCTTGCTTCGTGTATTTTTTGATTGTCTTTTCCACTGCGATATCCGGCACTGGCTCAAAGGATAGCATTTGTTCCTGCCAATAGACAACGGTTTTAAAACCCCGTTCTTCCGTTGTCATAGCAAGCCGAAGGCCACATCAATAACTTGCTGCTCCTTTTTGCTTTTGTAGGTGCTTTCTTTGTTGAGAGATTTAATCACGGTGGCATAACTGGCCATTCCTTTGCAGGCATTCACCACTTGCATCTTCATTCCTTTACGGCTGTTTGCAATAAAGTGTTTTCGTTTTTCCTCGTGTGTCATAGATTTTCAATCTCCTTTTTTACGTCTAACCAATACCTATATTCAGTTTCATTTTGATTAGTTTTCCATAAAACTTCAATTATCTCATCAACTGCAATCATTGCACATTGTTGTGCTGTAAATCCATTGTGATCTTCTCCAAGAACATCAAAATTGTCAAATTTATCTACTAATTCGTTTGCTTTTTCTTTTTGTGTCATTTCGTTGCGATTTTCAGTAAAATTAGGTAGCCGATAAGGTCATTCAGCGTATCTTCATCAGGTGCTTGCAGCCCGGTTGTTTTGATGCGGCTCAACTTGTCATCAATGCGGACAAGCAACTGCTCGGTTGTGGATGCCTTGCTGAATATCCGTGTGGGTTCCAGTGCGGAGTTGCCATATTTAGCATTCTTTTCAACGAGCAACGTGCAGATTTCATCGCAGGCTTTGATTATTTGGTTCTGCATTAGAAAGGTAAATCATCACCGCCATACGAAGCAGGCGCATCAAATGTGGCTTTTGGTGCTGCACTGACTTTTTGCTCGAATTTGTAAGCTTTGCCACTGCCAACATACACCGGGGCGGCTTTCGCTTCTCGCTGTTCTTTGGTCTGGCTTAACTGCAAGGTGTGGGTTTCGCCATATTTGCCCTCGCTTTTGCGTTCATTAAGCACCAATTTCAGGTACTTTTTTCCGTTTTTGCCCTCGCTGATTGCATCCTTTGGGATGTCGGTAAGGCAGATGTCAATAATAATCATATTGCTTTTGCTTTATTAAGTTGTTTTCTTTTGTAGGTTAGAATATCCAAGTGTATTTTGGCTTCGTTGTGGTACTTGAAAATTAGGAGATTGTCCACGCAATCCGTGTAGGTTCCAAATTCGGTTAGAAACTGCCAGCGAAAGTTGCGCCATTCCCGGATTGCAAAGCCACCATCAGGCAGCCGGGCAACGTGGGGTTTCAATGGGTTGATTAGTTTCATGATTCAAATATAGTATTTTAAACTTAAATTACAAAGTTTTCAAACGCCAGTTTGATTTTCTCCAAATCTTCCCGGTACTTTTTATTTGTGTCTGCAAGGTCATTGACCAGCCGGGTGCTGTGCATCACGGTTGTATAGTTCCGGTTGCCACACATTGCCCCGATTTTCTTTAGGGTTATGGTTGTTTTGTTTCGCAGCAGCCATTGGAATATTTGCCGTAGTTCCACGATTTCACGCTTCCGGGTGTGCAGTTTGACATATTCTGCTTGATAGTACGGGAAAACCGATTTAATTGCAAGGTGAGCAGCTTTTGCATACTCGTTGCTTGCATTCATGTTGTCAAGTTTCAGCATCCTTTCAAGTTCGGCAATTCGCACCGCTTGATGTTTGATTGTTTCTTTGAGCGTGTCAATTTCCGACATTCGGAATGATGTCCTGCTGTTTGGTTTTTTGGGTTGTTTTATTTTTAGTTTCATGTTCTATTATTTGAAAAAGTTGATATGCTATTTGTGGTACTATGGCATTTCCATATCCTTTGATGCTTTCGTTTCTCCACTTTGGAAAGGTAATTCCGTCCAGTTGGGTGGGAAGCCCATCATCTCCGCTACAAACCGGGGATTGAGTTGGGAACCGGCTCCAGTCACTTCCCCTAAATTGCCCTTCCCTCTGTCGGTTGCGCTGTCTTTGTACGCAAATACTCTCGGTGTCGGTAGCATTCCCATTGCCATTGCCCTGTTCAGCGTTACCGAGTGCATACTTCCTTCCTTTACTTGCGTTGACTTCATCGTTGCCGTTGCATTGGTTTGATCCATCACGGTTGGAGTAGGCAACAAACCAGCATCTATCCCGGCGGTGCGGTGCATTTTTGGCCGCAGCTGGAATAATAAACGGTTGAACTTCGTACCCTTCATTTTCCAAGTCAAGGCACACCTGCTCGAAAACCAATCCGCCATCAATATTGACGATACCAAAGACGTTTTCTGCAATGACCCATGTGGGTTTAATCTCTTGTATTGCTCGTAGCATTGCGCCCCACAAGTAGCGTTCATCATCTGTCCCTTTTCGCTTTCCTGCAAGGGAGAATGGTTGGCAGGGAAATCCCCCGGTGAGAATATCAATTGTGTTTGCATATTTTTTGAAATCAGTTTTACAAATGTCAATGTGGCTGTCGGCTTCCGGCCAGTAGTATTCCAATACCTTTCGTGGAAACTCCATCCACTCGCAATGAAATACGTTTTCCCACCCCATCCATTCGGATGCAAGGTCAAAACCGCCTATGCCTGAAAATAAACTGCCATGTCGCATGGTGCAAATATAGTTTAATTTTTTATATTAAAAAAGATATTCAACCGTGTTTCCTTTGAACTGGCATTTAAGCGTTCCGGTCATGCCGTTTCTGCACTTGCCGATAATTAACTCCGCATCTTCAATCGGGTTGGTATTGCCGCCATTCTTTTGGGCTTCGTAATACTCCGGGCGGTATGGGAATAGAACCGTATCTGCATCCTGCTCAATGGCTCCGCTTTCACGAAGATTGGAAAGTTTCGGTCTGCTATTGCCTTCCTCGGTTCCCCGGTTTAATTGTGACAATGGCATCACCGTGCAGTTGCATTCCTTTGCCATCAACTTGCATTGTCTGCTGATGTATGCAATTTCCTGCTCACGATTTTTGCCGCCAGTTGCTTTAATTAATTGCATATAGTCAATGATTACCAGCGTTGGTTTGTTTTTCATTGTCTTAAGGCGCATTTTGATTTGGTCAATGTTTAGGGTGGTGCTGTCCTCAATGGTAAAATTGATTTTCAACTCCATCAATCCATCTGCCATGCGTTCAAGTTCGTAGTCGCTGACATCAGCATTGCGCACTTTCAGGTTATCTACATTCCCAAGTGATGAAAGTATGCGGTCTGCAAGTTGTTCCTTGCTCATTTCCATACTAAACATGATTACACGGCCACCACGTTTTGCATGGGCTATTCCGATGCTGACTGCAAATGCTGTTTTTCCCATCCCGGGCCTGCCAGCAACAACCACATTTTCACCCGGCACAAAGCCGCCAATGTATTTATCCAAAAAGGTGTAGCCAGTTGGGTGGCCGATTGTCTTTATTTCGGCTTTGCTACGCTGTTCTAAGCTATCCAAACGTTCTCCGAGTAATGGTAGTAATTCAACCGCTTTGCCGCTTTCAACCAGTTGCAATTCATCCATCATTTTTTGGGTGCTGCTGATGGTGTCCATAATGTCGCCACCATCCTGCATGAATTTTACCTGATTTGTCATGCACTCAATCATTGTCCTGCGTACAAATTCCTGATGCAGATATTGCACGTGCCGGGTTAAATCCTCAAATACTGCAAACTGGTTGCAAGTTGCTATTGCCACAGCGAGTTTTTTGTTTTTTCGCAGCACAGCCATATTGTCGATGTATTCGTTTTCAACGTACATGGATTGAATAATTAGGCAAAGTGCTTTTAGGTCATTGTCAATGAACCATTCTGCCCTTGTGGTGGCTGTATGTTGTAGCTGCTTACCTTGCAGCCATGTTCCGATTATAGTTTGTTCAGTCATTGAGATAGTTGATTTTTTGGGGTTGCTCTTGCTTGAAGGGCCTTAGATATGGAATGGTGCTTTTTAGTTTGGTTTTCCAATTCTTTATTTTCTTTCCGTTTCCATCCATCCAACCATCGGATTTCCACTGCTCATATTTGGCGGTAAGTGTAAATTCGTAATCAGGTGAAAGATTGGCATAAGCAATAAATTCTTGAAGCGTTGGTACTTTATTCTTAATTACATTTCTATTTACATTTTCATTTTCCATATGTGGGACATATGAATTAGATATGT